CTGTCTTCTGCCGCATCCTCGCCGTCCATCAGTTCCGGGCGCGTCACATGAAGCGCGTCGCAGAGTTTATGGATGATGCTGTAGTCCGGCATACATTTGCCCCATTCACATACTTAAAGATATTGGTCTCTTAGTCGATCTTTCCTACAAACTTATAGAAAATCTCGACCTCTTGCTCTCGACTTCCATCTTCGTGTTTGATTGCTTCGTGGACTGTAATTTTTTCCACAAGAGCATTGAGTAAAATTGAATCTAATTCCGTTGGAGATGCGTACTGCTTAATCAGTTTCACCCAAGTTTCAATATTGCTATATCGCTCAGAATTTTCACTGATTTGCCCATTAAGTAGGTCTATCTTGCCATCCAAAGCGTTTTGCTCTTCCTGATATTTTGCAGACAGCATAATGAAGTTTCGCTCTGTAATTCTTTCAGCAATTCGATCTTCATATAGCTTGGCGAAAAGGTTATCCAATTCCTTTTGCCGTTTTTCAGCCCTCTTCAAATCGTCAGCGATCTTTTTTCGCTCGGCATTCTGTTTTGCATTGCCTGTTTGAAGAAGCCTTTCTAAAAGATCGTCTTCGTCTTGTACGGCTTGCGCCGCCCAATACTGAATTCTTGATAGCACATAGGCATACAGCACATCGTATCGGATGTAGTGTGCAGAACAATGGATTCCTACTTGCCCATACTTGCTACATGTATAGTGACTGTATGGGTTTTTGTTTTGCCTATTCGTACCGAAACGCATTGACCATCCGCAATCAGCACATTTGACAAGCCCAGAGAAAATCTGTGTTGTATGATCTTTCTGCATCCGACGTCTGGTAGCAATCTGCTCTTGGACAGAAGCAAACATTTCCTTTGGGATCAATCCCTCGTGAGTGTTTTCAATTCTCCACCATTCATCTTCTGGATTGCGAATGCGTTTCTTGTTCTTGAAAGATATGTTCGTCTGTTTATAGTGAACTGTATTCCCAATATAGGTTTCATCTTTCAAAATGTACTTAACTTGTGCAACCGTCCATGCGTACCGTTTTTCTTCTGAGGCATTTTGATATACATGAGCGAATGTCCCGAATCTCTGGTAGTTGATCCAAGACGGCGTAGGAACTTTTTCTGCAATTAGAGTCCTTGTAATTTTAGCAGCTCCAGCACCGTGATAAGCCAAATCAAAGATTTTCTCAGGTATCCACCTTGTTTCTTCATCTGGCACAATGCGGTTTTTGATTTCTGGATGCCGCTTATATCCGATTTTAACATATGCGCAAATACGATCCCCAGCAGCAAACTTTGCTTTGAAAGCAGCTTTGACTTTACGGCTCGTATCTTTTGCGAACCATTCATTGAACAGGTTCTTGAACGGAACGAAGTCTGACAAACCCTTTTCCGTATCTTCATTTTCTGTGACGGCAATATAGCGGATTCGCTTTTCTGGAAAGTAAAATTCCAGATAGTAGTCCATCATGATATGCTCACGACCAAGGCGGGAGAGATCCTTGGTAATAATGCAATTCACCTTTCCAGACTCGACATCTTCCATCATGCGTTGGAATGCCGGACGATCAAAGTTCGTGCCAGTCCAACCGTCATCAATGTATTCGTCAACTATAATGAAGTGCTGCTCATTAGCAAATTGTGTGATGATTTTGCGCTGGGTTTCAATACTAACGCTTTCTCCGTAATCCTCATCGTCTCGGCTCAATCGCATATAGAGCGCGACGCGATAAATCAGTTGTTTCACCGTTGTTTAGCAACCTCCTTTAGTAGTGAAACAACTCGCACTTATGATAAGCTTACCGCGTAATTATATCACAAGTACGAGCTGTTGTCACCGGTATTAAGCCGCATTTGCGGCGTATTGTACGGCATTTTCTACGAGATCTTTGATATGTTTACCCTTGCTATTAAAATGCTCTGTTACACGGATTTTCGTATTGCCAACTACGAAAAACTGCGTACCGCTTTCATCCGTAATATACTTAGGCTTTTCTTCTTTAGGCTGCTTGTTCATCTGGGTAATCTCCATCAAAGATTTGAATATCAATCGGTGTTTGAAGCATGGGGTAAACGATGTAGTCTCGAACCTCGTTCCAATCTTCAGCCCATGTGAGTTCTTCTTGCACAGCGATAATATGCGCCCGATGTCCACGTTGCTGATCTGAGATTTTGGCACATCGGATACCTTTCACGCATATTTTTTCACCACTGAATGTGAAGCCGTTGCGAGTTTCTTCAAAAATCATCAATGGCATATTCCTAAACATTTCGAGGTAGTTTTTGACCGCAGAAATGCTCTTATAGAAAATAAGAATTTTGAACATCAATTCACGCTCCAAATGCTGTTTAACTAATTCCTTGCAAGTTTTCATCGTCCTCTTCGGACTTGTCTGCATAGAATAGTTTGCTGTTCCCATCTTCGTTGATTGCTAAGGCGCATAGTTTTCCGCCATAAACACATGCTGAGTCGATGCAAATATCGCCAGTTGCTACGGTGTAGGCAGCACCAGTTCTACTTGGTGTATGCCAGAAAATTACTTGCTTTTCCCGTGGCCTGTGGTCGTTATGTCGAATCCAGTCGCGTCCCCAAAGCAGATCATGTGCAGTATTGTCTTTGAGTAATGGTTTTGACAGGCCGGCATGACAGAATATAATTTCTGGCGTATCATACACAAGCGGAAGAGTCTTAAACCAATCAATATCTGATTCAATGTCTACGCCATTTCTGTCGTAGCTACATACAGTCGAATATCCGCCATTGTAAAACCAAAGCGAATTGTCTCCGCTTATAAATGCGTCAACTGCCATTTGTTCATGATTACCACGAAGGCAAACGCAACGGTCTTTTCCTACCTGTTGCTGGAGCTTGCGAAGAAATGCCACAGTTTCACAGCTATTTGCTCCGCGATCTATGTAGTCACCGACAAACACTAATGTATCTGTCTGACTGCTATAATCCACACTTTTCAGAAGCTCTTTCAGTGTGTGGAGACATCCGTGAATGTCTCCGATGGCAATTAGCCTATCCATTTCGGATTCCTTTCAGTAACGCAGACGGCTTTGTGTTAAAAATCTCTTTAGTGACAATATGGTGTTCATTGAGCAACTTGCAATACAGACTTGCTGCACTGCTACCAGATACGATAGTAAGCTCATTTACAAGTGGGGTAATCAGTCCAATCCCATTACTAATAGGGATTTCAGATACAAACACCTTATCTACAATGTCATTTGGCAAGCCTTGAATCGTACAATAACCATTGTCCGTAATGATCGTACAACCCTGCCAATCAGGAATAAGTAATACTTTCATTTATTCATCTCCTTGAAATGCTGCGAACGGAAGAGCTTTTTCAAAATAGAAAAATTCCGTATGGCTTCCTACATCAAACTTTGTCATTTGCTTTCCCTTGCATTCCTCATGCCATATTCTCGTGTAATAAATCTTGAAGTTTCGTTCATTACAAAATTCATTGATTTTTGCAACGATCTGTTTGGCAATCTCTTTGTCTGGCTTTCTGCCGTCGATATTAGCAATGGGGCGGAATTTAGCTTGGCTATTGCGAAAATATAGTTTCATACCTCATCGCTCCTTGCTGAAAGTCTGTAAATAGTGACATCCATATCCGCAAAGTATGTGTTAATCATATTTTCAACAATATTCCAGTCGCCATTTGCTAATCCGCAGCCAAACCCATATGGGAATGCGAGTGATTTGTTGTGATACTTATTGCGGATCTCATCAAATGCTTTTGTGAGAGCAACATAGTCTGTGTACTTACGGTATTTGTCTCTACCATAATCGAGTTGCCCAAATATATTCAAAACAGTCTTATTTGGCTCGACCTCTACAGGAAGAACATGACCAAGAAGCTCATTTTGATTTTCAAATCTTCTGCAATATCGGATGTATGTCTTTTTGATGATAGGCCAACGAGTACAAAGTGTTTTAGCTACGCCCGCTCCCATTACGCCTCGACAATTCACCTGATGACAAGTAATTTCTTCCGTTGCGTCAAGAATATCTCCAACTACTGTTTTAATCATTGACGCGCTCCTTTTGGTATTCTGGAGGAAGCATAACAACTACCTTGTCATTCCACGAGTAATAGCTTTTAGCGTACTTTGCGTTCCACTGTTTAACAAACTCTCTTAGCTCTTTAGCGCCAGCATCATCAAAATAAAAATCCTCGACATCTGAATCCTCTTCTGCCTGCTGTAGCATTTGATTTGCGTCGATCTCCATGCTTTCCATTGTTGTACCGTATACATATTTCGGAATATCCTCATAGTCACAATCAATGCTGTCTAATAGAGATTCAATATCGTCATAGAATTCTTCTCCGTAATAGAGCATGTTGCCTGGGAATTCTTCATAATACTCTGCGAGAGTCATTTTTCTTGCTTTTTCAAAGCGTTCACGCTCTGCGCAAGAATCGCAAATCAACATATACTGAGGTGTTTCTTTTCCACACACTCTACAATGATATTGCTTACAACAGATATTCGCAGCATACTCAGATGTATAAAGCTTTTTGCATTTTTCGCATCTGTATAAGTCCATATTTTCTTTGATAGCCATTATGTTCCATCCTTTTTAGATTTGAATATAACCACCATGCTTGGGAATGGGGCGGAGTTCTTTCCGTCTCCGAATTTCAATCGTCCGCGAATAAACCGGATTTCGACATTTGGTTTTTGATAAATATAATCGTGGAAATAACTCGTATCGGTTCGCGCTGGAATCAGCATTACAACCGTTGTATTGGGTTTTAACGATTCTTCCGAGCATTTCTTTACCCAATCCTTAATCGCTCTTCCGTATGGTGGGTTACAGAAGACCGTTTGCCCCCCCCCCAGCACTGTGCAAGACCATTTTCGCGCTCTGTGTAATATGTAGCGCATTTATGGTTTTCACTGTC